CGGGGTGTATGGTTACTTTGGCAATGTCGGGATATTTAATTCTAAGCTGATTAAAAAATGTAATTAGCTCAGCATCTTCTAGCGCACACTCGCCTCTAAAATCCATATCGCCAAACACTTTTATATCTTCGTGCATCTTCATTGTTAATCCTCTTTTATTCACTTAGTGGGTGGTTATGGCCAAAGGTCTCAATATAACCTGTTTTTTGGTTTTTGCGGTATGTGACTGTTTCGGGTTGTTCGTTAGTGCGTTTTTTTATAAACTCCACTGCATTTAGGCATGGCTCAACAAAGCCAAAACAAGCATGATTTAGCTCCGCCCATTTTTTCATAATCCACTGGCTGTTAGATTCTGCTAAGTAAAACGCTCTAAACGACACTGTAGGCGTGGTATATTCACACTGTAACGTCTCATTACCTGCCGAGCTTATCTTCTTGCTAATTGTAAAAAATAGCACTTGTTCGGTGTATTTGCCGTAAGGGTCTCGCTTGGCCTGTGCGTGTTCTATTTTGAGCTTGTCGTTAGGGTTGACCATTTCAACATTGCATGACTTAACACAGCAATACCGCGCAGCTATATCGTTCTCATGGCCATTCTTACATTTTTTATATGCCCATCGGTGTTCACATCTTTCTATTTCGCCACGGGTTAGCGTTGAAATTACAAAACCATTGCACCTACGGCCATAATGCGCTGGCGTGTAAATTGGGTTATTGTTTTCGTCAAAATCAAAAAGTATTTTATTGCCTGCAAGGTCTAGCAAGTCGCCTTCTTCGTCAATCTGTTGACCATCTTCTAGCTTACGCAATGAAAAGCTATTTACACAATGACAAGCAGGGCAGCGTACATCTATTTTCTCGCTTGTGCCTTGCTTTGTGGTTTGTATCGTTGGCTCAAAAATATCAAAGTGTAATTCATGTCTTGCGATATTGTCGGCATAATCAAGCACTAAACAATCGTGTTTACCATCACATAATCTCAAGCCGCGCCCGATTATTTGTTGAAACAATGACTCACTTTCGGTTGCTCTTAATACTGCTATAGCGTCAACGTGTGGCGCGTCAAAGCCAGTGGTTAATGTGCCAACGCTCACAATATACTTAAATCGCTGTTGCTTAAAATCATCAATAAGCTGCTCGCGTGTGTCTTTATCCATATTTACATCACCACCTAGCATCATGCTGTTGTCAGGTGGAAGTGACTCCATAATCTCTTGTGCGTGTCGCACAGTTGACGCGAAAAGCATCACTCCGTTTCGGTCATATGTTTTCGCTATTACATCTTGCACAATAGTAGCTGTTAAGCGTCCGTGGTTTTCAAAAACGCTAGACACTTGTTTAGCGTCAAAATTGCCCATCTTGTTAATGGTCAAGTTTTGCGTGTTGTAATGGTCGGTTGTTGGCTCTGTGTGCGCTTCGGTTAAAAATCCCATGCTGATTAGTTCACGAGTTTTAATCGAGTACAGCAATGCGGCAAAGTAAGGGTTGATTGCTTCTTCTTCAGATAGTGCTTTATTTGTGACTAGGTTTTGATGATAGATATAACCCGTGTTCATCCTATAGGGCGTAGCAGTCATGCCAATAACTCTAAGCATCGGATTTTTAGCTTTTATCTTGCTGATAATGTCTTTGATAGTTGGCGTTATTTGGTGGCACTCATCAACTATCACACAGCCAAACATATCACCAAAACGCTCTATTGAGTTTAATACGGTTTTAGGTGTGGCATATACCACGGCTTGACGGGTGCATTTAGCACCCGCTGACGCGCTAAATATGGATGCTTTCTCACCTGTTGCAATCCACTTGCTATAATTTTGCTCGGTCAATTCTTTGGACGGCTGCAATACAAGCACTTTTTTATTTGTGTTTTCTGTTATCCATTTAGCAATGGCAGCAGCTATCCAGCTCTTGCCAGCTCCTGTGGCTAACTCTAACACGGCAGGGCTTTTGCATTTTTTCATCCAAGACACAGCAGCATTTACCGCGTCTTGTTGGTATGGTCTTAATTGCATGGCTAATTACCCCAATTTCCAATAGCTTGTCGGCTTGCCTTGATATTTTGTAAGGTCAGCATTGGGTAATAAGTCTTTGATTGCTTTAGCGTAGCTTATCGCGCCTTGTCGTGTGATTTGGCTAAACTTGCGCCCGTTAATAACTGACGTTTTGTTATCTGCAATCTTGGCCAGTGCTTCTATTATCTCTACTTTACGCGCTTGTGCATTTTCTATTGCTTCGCTTACTTGGTCATACTCTGCTAACAATGCAACGGCTTCGGGTGTGCTAATCTCAGGCGTTAAAGATTCAAGGTGGGCAGGGTTGTTTAACTCTGACAAATATAACTCATAAAAAGCGCGTAGTTTTGGCAGTGCATCGTTAAACCATGAGTTATCAAAAAATACCATCTCTACAGAGTCAACGTGTCGATTCCATTGGTAAAAATGAGCTTTTCTTGTACCTGTACAAGCCATTTCTAATTGCAATTGTGCGTAGTAGTGTTTTTGATGATAAATGCTTTTAAACTCAGGTATTAAATCGTTGCGCTTAGAAAATGGACACTTAATCTCAAGCACCATTAGCTCGCCATTATCTGACTCAATCAATCCATCAGGGGACGCGCCAAGCCAGTCATGCTCAGGATGGACAAAAAAGCCGCACTCATGGACGGCATTGCCTGTTTTGTTGGTGTAATCTAATTGTGCAATGGGTTCGTTAAGCGAGCCATACTCGGTGGCAATGTTGCCAGTAAACTCAGATTCTACGTTGTGATAGTCACGCACCATTCTGCGTAGTGCTTGCTCAGGACTCACAAAAGGATTAAGGCCAAGTATCGCACCTGATATAGAGCCAGTTACGCGCCCTTTGCGCTGTTCGTGCCATTCTGTGCTACGTTGTGCGGATGTTATTGTGGGTAATTGTTTTGACATTGTCATGCTCCTATGCGCCCACATTGTAGGCGCGTTTAAAGGGTGGTTAGTGGGTTAATCAGTTATGCGCGTTTTTTTGAAAAGTTTTTTACCTAACTTAATGAATGCCGAAGCAAAACCGCTAGACTCCCAGTCTCCTCTAACTGTAATCTCTATCGTTTCTAAGTCGTTAAATTCTTGTTTTTCGCCATTTATTTTAATATCGCAAGAAAACGGAATACTACCTATTTTAAGAGTGGTATATCCGCCATGGCCTGAATCTCCACCTTGCAGTCCGTTTGTTGTATATTCAATTTCTATATGCTCAGGCATTAAAGATTCTGCTAAAATACGCAATTCAGGAAGGTGCGGCACAGCTCCTCGGCACTTTTCATTAAGCACTGTAACAATGGCTTTTTGTGCGTCCGCTGCCATTGCTAAGTGCGGGTCTTTTTCTTCACATAAGCCTATACAATATGTTTCAAGTGCGGCTTCAATTGTTTCTAATTGGTCTTCTGTTAAACTTAACTTAATCATTTTAATACTCTCTTTTTAAAAGGCGCATTGCTGCGCCTAGTGGTGTGGTTAGATTAAAACGGTATGCTGTCCAAGTCATCATCAACTTGTACGGGTGCTTGGCGTTGTGGTGGGCGAGGTGCGCTTGGTTTTGGTGCTTGTGCTTGTACGGGTGCTTGTGATTTTGCAGGACTAACCGCGCTAATCCAGTTACCTGTTTTGCCGTTAATATCCCATATTTGCACTTTAACGGCCATTGGTTTGCCAACAAGCGCGGTCATCAAGTGCATATCTTCGGGTGTTTCTGTGAGCTTGCTTAGTTTACCACCACAATTCGCGTCAATCGCTGCAAGCATTTGCTTTGCTTTGTCGCCTTGCTTTTCGCTAAAGACTTTTAATTTTTGAAAAATAACGCGGTTAGCATAATCAGCAGGGCGCATAACACGCCATTTCAAATTGATATAATGTTCGCCGTCATACTCAGCCCATTTAGCTTCTTCAATTGCCGCAATTAACGCGGTATTGTTGGGGATTGGTTGAATATCGCCGCCGCCAGCTTCAAATGTTGTTGTTGATTCAATTTGCGAACCGTCTTGTTTTTGCCAAAATGACATAATCGTATCCTCATAAATTGCGCCTTTTTGTTTAGGCGCGTTGTTGTAAAAAAGTTAGTTAGTTTGTTGGTTGCTTGCGTCTAAGCGCGTTTCTATCCACGCCTCAACATCAGCACGATTAAAGGCGATACGATTACCCAATAGTCGAACCATTGGGGGGAATAAGCCAAGTTTTGAATATTTAAGAATGGTCGAACGTGGGCAATGTGTCGCTTTGACTGCTTCGGGCAATGTGATAAAGGGCGATTTGATTGCGGCTTGTGAATCTGTTTTGTTCATCATGTACTTACTCATTTAGTTAGTTTGTTGATTGTAAAAAGGGATTAAAGGCAACAAAGGATTTTCGCCCTTGTTTACTTCAATCTCATCGGGGAGGTTGTAACGGTTTTTTGCGTCAATATAGCCAATAGTACCGTCACTGCTAGTAATCAGGACACGCTCGCCAGTATTGGTTACGCGCCCGAATTTGGTTGTTTGTCCTTTCTTGTTTTCTTCATTGCCGCTGACAAAATCGCGGGCTTTTAAGTACGCAACAACATCACTAGAGCTGACATAAATAGCTCTGCTTCTTTCGTGCATATCCAATGAGTAGGCAACATACTCGCCACCTTCGGGTCGATTTTTCATTTTAACCACGCCTGTGTGTGCCAAGAAAACCACAGTAATGCCTTTTTTGCGTAGATGTTCACAAGCTGCGCGTAGTTTTGCGTGAATACCTGCAACCACTAAATAACCTTTGTTATATCCGCCTGCCGCTTCGCCAATGTTACTTGCGCCCTTTTCATCAAAATCAATAACTTCTTGCTCAAACAAGATGTTAAGTGCGGTAACTGTATCAATAACCACTGTTTTAAACTCATGGTCTTGAGTCACCAATTCGCGTAATTGCTCAAGCAAGACATCGCTTGTTTTGATGTTGCGCTTGGCATTTGGGATTGGCAATTGTGGGAAAAATGCAGGTTGTAAATCATCTGATACTGTTTCAAAAACGCTAGTCGCGTTCTCGGCTTGTATAAAGATGGGGTTAGGAAATAGGCCAGCTAGTGAGCTTTTACCGCTACCTGCAAAGCCGACAATCGTTACAACTGGTGCTTGCGGTGTGGCTTTTTTGACTTGTTCTAAAAATGACATTTTGTGAAACTCCATTGGATTTTTGGGTTATCAAGTGAGCCATTGGCCGCCTTGATGAGTAGTAATATAAGCCCTATTTTTGGCTTTGTATATAGTAAAATGCGTATAAGATGAAAAAAAATACAAGCAAGCTGCAAATACTTGCTATATTATAAGGCAATACAAAACAAACAGCGAGGCCAAACAATGAGACTTTTAACCATTCCTGAGATTAGCGCACGATTGCAAGACAGACGATTAGATGTTGTTGCAAATGCCACTGGCTTGTCTAGTCGAACCGTTTTTACTTTTAAAGCTGGCAATGCCAAGGGTGCAAACATCACGACAATTGAAAAGCTATCCGCATATCTTTTAAAAGATTGCGATTGTGAAAAGGACAATAACAATGATTAGCGAATTATACGACTATATAGATGCAGGCTTTAAAGTGTTTGGCTTGCATGGCTCAAGCGGTGGCCTGTGTAATTGTGGTGATGTTGAGTGTAAAGCTATTTTAAAGCATCCCATTATGAGCAACTGGCAAAACGTGCCTGTGTGGTCGGATGAGCAAATAGAATGTTTTAGTGAGATGGGGCATTTTGACAGCGGTTTTGGCGTGATTGTGCGTGATTATCTTATTATTGATGTTGACGCGCGAAATGGTGGCGTTAAGTCTTTTAAGCAGTTATGTAAAGATGTGCCTGCCATTTTAGATTGCAAATTTATCGTTAATACGGGCAGCGGTGGCGGTAGCCAGCACCATTATTTTAAACTGAGTGATGATGACAAAACTAAGTCACTCATGCAAAACAATGACAAATACAAAGGCATTGATTTTAAGACTAGCGGATTTGTCGTGGGTGCGGGGTCATTACATCAAAGCGGCTCAAACTATGAGACGTGCAAAGGTTATCCACAAGACATTGATTTTGCCCCTGGTGAGCTTTTGGCATTGTTGGAGCGTCCTGCCTTTTTTCGCGTTCAAAACAACGGTAAGGATTTGGATATTGACGAATTACACATTGTTAGCTTGTTGGAGCATTGCAATCCTGATTGTGATTATAGCCAGTGGGTAAGTATTGGCATGGCTATTCACCATTGCCTAAACGGTGGCGGTTTTGAGATTTGGGACGCATGGAGCAAGGATAGCGCAAAATATAGCAGTATTGATTCGTTGCGTAAGCACTGGCACAGCTTCGGTAAAACGACTAATCCTGTAGGCTATGGCACGTTATTACACTACGCGCACGAAGGCGGTTATTGTGAGCCTGTGACGTTTGTTTATGATGAGAGTCTTGGCAGTGTTGATGATGATAATTTTGACAGTGTAAAGACGGGTTCGGTTTTTGGTTCGGGTACTGTGCATTTACTAGATGAGCCAGTCGATGTTAAACGGCCACCTGATTTTGTTGGTACATTAACTCAGTGGATAAATGACCAGTGTTTATATCCGCGCGAAAACTTGGCCGTAGCAGCAGCATTAACAGCGGTTAGCAGCTTGGCAGGTATGCGTTATACGGATGGCTTGGACAATATGAGCGCAAACATTATCGCGTTTGGTGTGGCAGGTAGCGGCACTGGTAAAGAACAAATACTCCAGTCTTATTTATCAATCATCAAAGCGGCAGGCGTTCAAAGCGCGTTACATGGTGGCTTTAAGTCAGAGCAAGAGGTCATGCGTAATCTGATACGGCATCAAGCCGCGTTTTATTGCGTTGATGAGCTTGGTATCACGTTAAATAAGCTGCAAAACGCATCTAAAAAAGGTGGTGCATCTTATCTTGAGGGTATTGTCGGTTTAGTGATGAGTGTTTATTCAAAAGCTAATGGCTATTTGCCCATCACGGGTGACCTAAAGGACGACATTAAGCAAAAATTGACGCTTGAGTATGCACAGATTGACAAAAAACTAGAGAAACTTGCACAGGACAGCAGCACAGATACCATGCGCGAGCGTTTAGAGACTGCAAAAGAACAAATAATCCAAGCGATTAAAAGCGTTGATGATGGCCTAGAAAATCCATATTTGACGGTATTGGGTTTTACCACGCCTGTCACATTTAACGACTTGATGACATTCGAGCAGGCTACAAACGGATTTATGGCGCGAGCCATGATTTTTAGCGATTTAGAGACTAACCCAAAACGCAAAACTCGCTTTATTAAAAAGCCGATGACAGATGGCATGGCCAATACTTTGCGTAATTTATATGCACATGGTCACTATGACGCTTTAGAGAGCGTAGGAGCGCGTATTCAACATATCGGGGATAAGTCCACCATTCCAACGGATAACGCGGCTATGGAGCTTTTAAACGAGGTTTACGAGCGTTTTTACGCGTTAGCAGAGCGACACAAGGCGACAACAGGGCTAGAGGCCATTGCTAGACGCGGTTATGAGCTTGCAAGCAAGGTTAGTTTAATTTGTGCATTGCCGAGTGGCTTGCGTAATGTCGAACACGTCCGATTCGGCTATGCGTTGGCCATGCGCGATATTGAGCAAAAAATCAAACTTGCGTACAGCACCGAAAA